TCAAGGTCGGCCTCGATGGCGAGTACCTGACCGACTCGGTCGAGCAGGTCTACACCCAAGCGGGCTGGTCGACCACCGTCGAATGCAACGGCGGCAAGCACGGCAAGGCGAAAGCCAAGGGCAAGAAGCCGAAGAAGCAAGCGAAGCCGCTCAAAGTCGTGAACCTGTAACCGCGCGCATTGCGCACCCCTGACCCGCCGCGTGCGGTTTTTTTATGCCTGGAGTTTTTTGTATGCCGCTTACTCAGCCGCAGTTGCTGCGCATCCTGCCCAACGCCCGCCCTGTCGCGGGCGTTTTTGCCGGCCCTCAATCGCGCCATGGCGCGCTTTGACATCGGTTCGCCGGTGCGTCAGGCGGCGTTTCTCGCCCAGGCCGGGCATGAGTCCGGCCACCTGACCAAGTTGTCGGAAAGCCTGTACTACAAGGATCCGGTGCGCGTGGCGCAGCTATTCAAGTATGGCTTTGACCTCAATCGTAACGGTCGGGTCGACCCGGCCGAGGTCGAGGACGCCAAGGCGTATTTGTGCAATTCGCAAAAGCTGGCCAACCGCGTCTACGCCGATCGCATGGGCAACGGTCCCGAGGCCTCGGGCGACGGCTACCGCTACCGCGCCCGGGGCGCGATCGGCATCACCGGCCGCGACAACTACCGGCTGTGTGGTCAGGCCCTGGGCTTGCCGCTGCTGGAGCAGCCCGAGCTGTTGGAACAGCCGGAGTTCGCCGCGCTGTCGGCCGCGTGGTTCTGGTGGGATCGCGGGTTGAACGAGCTGGCCGACGCCGGCCTGTTCGATCGCATCACGCGGGTGATCAATGGCGGCACCAATGGCGAGGCCGATCGCCGCACGCTGTGGGCGGTGGCCAAGGAGGTGTTATGTCTCTGATCGATCTGATTCCGCCGGCGGTGCGCCCCTGGGCGATCGCCCTGATGCTGCTGTCGATCGCCGGCATGGCGGCCGGTGGGGCGTGGACAGTGCAAGACTGGCGTTATGGGCAGACGATCGCCGAGCAGGGCCGTGAGTCCGCCGAGGACGCCAAGGCGCGCGTCGACGCGGCACAGGCCTTGCTGGTGATCGAGCAGGGCAAGCGCGCGGCGCTGGAAGGCCGTTTGAAGGTCAACGATGAAACCCATTACAAGGAACTGTCTGATGCGCAGAAAGCTCAGCAACGCCTGTCTGATCGCCTTGCCACTGCTGATGTGCGGTTGTCAGTCCTACTCGCCACCGGCGCCGCCGGTGGTGGTGACGGGGTGCCAGCCGCTGCCAGCGCCGGCGGCATGGTTCATGGAAGCCCAAGAGCCGAACTTGACCCCGCGCATGCTCAACGAATTATCGGCATCACCGACGCCGGCGATCGCGGATTGATCGCCCTGGCGGCGTGTCAGGGCTACGTGCGCGAAGTGGTGAGGGCCAGTCAGGCGCAGGCGGCGCCGCCATAAGCGACCGGCTGTCGGCTGGTCATGAGCCTGAAACCTTTGATCGGCGGGCGCTTTGGGGGCTACTATCGGGCGGCGCTGCTGGCCCATGGCTGGCCAAGCGCGCATAAAGAAGTGTCGCCGGACGGCGAGCGGGGAAATATTTAAACAGTTTAGATGTTCAAGACGGGGCGCCTTTGCTATTCTTTTGGCGTCCGGCATCTGCCGAGAGACAAGAATTTTAAGATTTACAAAGGCTTAGAAAAAAGAAAACCCCAGGCCTGCAAGCCTAGGGTTTTCGGTGATCGTTCCGCAAAAAGCTCTGGAAGACCTCGACAAGGTTGGAGTTTAGTGGACGGTCCCCTTCGAAGCAAGCCTATTGCTTAGGGGAAAGCAGCATGTCCGCCATGATGGCCGAGGACAGCCCGCAGACTTTAGTCTGGGGTCGTTCAACTTATCCGCACCCAGGGCTTCACCTTGGGTCGGGAAACCGCTGTGGGCACGACCCGCAGCGCTTGGCGACCGACCGACTGGCCTTGCCTGAGGTCAACGGCGGCCACCGCCTGCAAGTGATCACCAAACTACTCAAGCGCGTTGAAGCGTATTTTGCCGACCCTGCGTCGGTGAAGCTGCTGGCGTACCTGGGCGGCAAGACCAATCGCGACGGCACGCCCCGGCAGAATCGCAGCGAGGGCCGCGAAGCCGAAACCCTGATTCTGTCGGCGATCTATGCCGCCACCGACTTCAAATCGTTGCGTGTGGGCACCTACACTGCGCGCGGCGAGTTCCGCAACGTGCAGTTCGATGAAATCGCCCGCCGTTGCGGTCTGACCCGCGAGCAAAAAAACCCGAAAGACCCGAGCAAAATTGAGCTGGTCGCATCGAGCCGCTTCTGGCGTGGCGTGGCGCGGCTCAAGCGTGCCGGCGCGATCGAGGTCTACGAGCAGTACGAGGAAACCACGGACGGCAAGCGCGGCCGCCCGGCGATCAAGACCGTGAGCGAGAAGTTTTTGCGCACCCTTGGCGGCCTCACTAAAAACGCAATGAAGAACATCCGCAACAAGGCGTCGCAAAAGGTCGCCAAGTTCCTCAATGGCGCCGTGCAAAGCGGCGTGCAGAGTCAGGCAGAAGCCGAACAGCTAGAAGCCGAGCTGCGCAGTGCCAGCGTGAAAAAATCCCTGTTCCCGGCACCGGCCATGAAAAACCAGTTCCCCAAGGAAGTGGTGCGCGATAACGGCTCAGACAGCCTGAAGGCTGACTATCAGGTGTTCGTCGCTCAGGTCTATGCCGACATGGCCGCCGCGCTGGGGCGCAAGCCTCGGGGCATGGAAGGCACCAAGCTGTTTGCACAGCATGGCGGCCTGAAGTTCGAAGACTGGGCGCGACGCCGGCTCAACCTCTAGCCAACCGATCCTCCCCCGATAAACCTTTCCCCGATCGCCTCGGGCGACCCGCTGTGGTCGCGCCGAGGCGTTGCCGTGTCCGCCCCCTGCCAATCCCCTTCCTAAGCGTCGTTTCGAGCTGAAATCAGCCCTGGCGAGCACCACTTTCCCCGCTTTGTCGCCCCTCCTTACCCCGCGTCGATCGCCGGCGCGAGCCGCGTGAAAAATTAAGTGATACCCCCAAATGTTAAGTAGGTCAGAAGTCGATTTAACTGGTCAGTGTTCTTTTCCCTTTAAGCTTCCGAAGATCTTGCGGCTTGCCTGCGGCCAGCCTTGTTTTAATGCCTCGGCAAGCCGAGAGCTGTTTGTCTACGCCTGAGCTTCGCCCAGGCAACTAGGCCGCCCGCAATTCGTGCCTACGGCACGGCGGGACGTGACAACTCGCTGAGGCATCCGCCGCCGTTCCGTCAGGAAGGCGCCTTCCAGTCGCTGTGGGCCGCGCTGACGACAATTACACCCGGTAGACCGTGTAGCGTCCCTTCGCTCCTTCACGCGCCGCCTTCGGCTGGCCTGTCGCGCAAGCGCTCCGGCAAACAGTGAGGGGGGTGGGGTCGCGACCGTGTGCCCCCTCGGCATCGAGGGCGACTGTGCGGTCGCCGGGGGCAAGCGATGGCCAAGGCGCCAGTGGCTGGCCGGGCGATCGCCCTGGGCGGATTCACGGCGCGGGTCGGGTGTGTCTGGCGATCGTCGGTCGGGGCTGGGCGATCGGTGCGGCCGGCATCGAGTCCGAGGCGGATTGCCGGGCGTGAGCGTGGTCGACGGAAAGGCGTAAAGGATTCTTTTAAAGCATTAAAAAGATATTGGTTTAATATTAAAAAAGGTTGAATTAAGGATTCAGACGCGGCATGATGCTTGCCATCAAGTCGCCACCGGATCAGTCCAATGACCACCGCCCAGCTTTCCGAACGTATGCAGCAAGTCGCCAACCAACTGCCAACCCAGCGCCTGATGGAAGCCGTCCGCCTGATGGGCGGCGCCCTTCTGCCGGTTGCCGAAAACATGGCCCGCGCGGCGCTGTTGTCGGCCTATCAGGCGCGTGAAGGTGACGAAGCCATGGACGCCCTGATGGATGAAATCGGGCTTTAAGGACAGTTGCCCCGGCCGGTCGGCCGGGGCTCTTGATGGAGTGCCGACGATGGCCCGCAAGAAACCCATGCAATACGTCCCCCTGGAAGAACGCCCCGAGTTCGTCACCGCGCTTGAGGCCTTGCCGATCGATCCGGCCGAGCTGGAGGTGCGCGCCTCGCGCGTGCTTCAGCTCTACCATGACGCCATGCTGGCGGCGGACGTGCAGGCGTTGGACGACGCCCATTTGGTCTACCGCGCGTGTGTGCTCAAGCTCAACGGCGGCACGGCCTTCGGCTCGGCGACCATTCAGGATGCGTTGGCGACCAAGTTTGCCGCACCGGCCGGGCAGGTGCCGAAGTGGGGGCAGGCTGGCGAGTTTCTGCTGGAGGTCGAGGGCATGCGCCTAGTGGTCAAGATGGACGTGGGCAGTCTGGCCAACCACTGTGGCGCCGAGTTGCGCGCGGTGGACTTTGACCAGCCGTTTATCAGCCGTACCGGCTACCGTCACCAGTTCATGGCCCCGGCCCAGCACGTCGGCCGTACCGTGGATCAGGCGGTGCGCGCCGAGGTGCAGGAGCTGCTCGCCGGCGAAGGCAAGGCGGTGGCCATCGACCAAGAACACGGCACGGCGAAAGACCGCAAGGTGTACCCGTGGTTGGCCGACGCCCTTGCCGGCGTGCGCCCGGATGGTCAGTTGGCCATGTTCGGCGATGCGCCGAAAGATCCGAACGCCAAGGCACCGATGAGCAATGCCGAGCGGCAACGCCGGCACCGACTGCGGCTGAAAGAGCTGGCCGACACCGAAGGGCTCAAGGCTATTCCGCTGACCCAAACCGACCGCATGGTGTTGAGCCTGGGCCTGTTGGCCCATGAGGATCTGGACCATCGCCCGAAAGACTGGGAAGCCAGCAAAAAGCCCGGGTTTGACGCCTTGCTGCGCAAGCTGTGGCCGGAAGGCGACGGCGGCCGCTATCTGGCCGAGCCGCAACGCAGCACCCGCCGGCCGACTGCGTTTCTGCGCGACGAGCTGGAGCGACAGCGCGGCATGGTCGAGCGCCTGGAGCAATACACGCGGGAGTTGCGCGACGAAGTCGAGAGCCTGAAAAGTCAGAACGCCCAGGAGATTGCCGATCGGGCCAAAGCCTTCGACGCGGTGGCGGTGTTGACTGCGCGGCTCAAGGCGGCCGGCCTGTCGACCGATTACCGAGGACAAGCCGGCGAATAATTCAATGCAACACTTGTGTTGCTATGGCAGCACAAGTGTTGCATAATGGCTCTACCGAAACGGGCAAGGGCTTTAATATGAAGTGCAGCGAGTTTCGGCGGTGGTTGGTGGCCCAAGGCGTGCAGTTCAAGAGCGCCAAGGGCAGTCACTTCAAGGTCTACTTGAATGGCAAATCGACCGTCTTTGCGGACCACGGCAGCAAGGAAATGCACGAAGGGCTCCGCAAGACCATCATCAAACAGCTCGGCCTCAAGGATTGAGGTTGAGCTGTACCCCCGTCAGAGGTGAGGCCATGTATCAATACCCGCTAGAACTGCATTACGAAGCCCCGGGCGTGTGGCTGTCGTGCCCGGACGTGCCGGAAATGAACGCCGCCGGCGACACCCTGGGCGAAGCCTTGGCCGAGGCCCTGAATGGCCTGGAATCGGCGCTGTCGCTGTACGTCGAGCAACGCCGCAAGATCCCGGCGGCCTCGGCCCCGCGCGATCCGGCGTTGGTCCTGCGCCTGCCGGCGCTGACCGTGGCCAAGATCATGCTGTGGAACGCCATGTGTGACGAAGGCGTGAGCCGCAAGGAGCTGGCGCGGCGCCTGGACTGCTCGCGCCAGGTGGTCGATCGGCTGGTGGACTTTATTCACGCCTCGAAAATCGAGCAGGTCGAGCGCGCCCTGGGCGTGTTGGGCCGGCGCTTGGCGCTGGTGTTGGAAGCGGCCTGACTCAACCCGTTACGCGTAACCGCGCAAGGAATCCCCGCATGATCGAGCAGCCCCCGAAGTTTCCCGATAACCCCAACCACGCCTGCCCGACCTGCGGCCAGTCTGTGCCATCCCTGGGCGAGCGCCTCCTTGCCTGCCGTACCGCGCCGAACTGGACGCGTGCCGAGGTGGCGGCGCGGATCGGCGTCACCCCGTCGCGCCTGATGCTGTGGGAAGACGACAAGGCGCTGCCGAGTCCGGCCGACGTCGAGGCGCTGGTCGCAATCTATGATCGGACGATGGCGTATTTTGCCGTTACCCATAACGAACCGCATTGAAAGGAACCCCCGCCATGCCGCCGCTTCCCGACAAACTGCCGCCGCTGACCGACGCCCAGGTGCAAGCCGGTGCCCGGCCCGGCGAAAGCTGGGCAGACGCCCGGCACCGCCTGGAGGCGGCAAACTATGCCTGTCCGCCTGAGCCGGAAACCATGGACCAAGACGCGGATCTGCTGCTAAGCGGCTGGATCAGTGATCGCGGCTTGGAAGGCGAGTTGATCGCCTGGGCGCCCGGCGAGTTGGGCAAGGGCCATCCCGGCGTTGAAGTCACGACCCCTTACGAACCGAACTGAAAGGAACCCCCGCCAAAATGAGTACGACCATGACCCAACCCATTACCCTCAGTGCTGGCCTGATTGATCGCGCCAAGGCCCACGTTCGCCAAGAAATCGAGGCGCTGCGCACGATGCCGGGGACGCCGGGCCTGTATCACCGCGCCGAAGTTAACGGCCGCCTGCGGACGCTGGAAGGCCTGGGCCTGATCAATGCGCCCGAAGCGCAGGCGCTGGGCGAACTGGCCGACGCGGCGCAGCAGGAAGGCGAAGAGGCGCACTGACGCGTTACGAGTAACGCTGTTTATGTGAAATGACCCCCGTCAGTTACCAGACTGCCGGGGGTCTTTTTTTTCGGCCGTGCAAATCACTTTTAGGTAAACTGATACATCACTTTAGGCGTAAATGATTTTACGCAATGCTGGCCCCTCACTCGAAAAGGAAAACCGCCCCATGCCCACCCCCAACCAATCGCTGATCGATCTGATCGAGTCGCGCCGGATCGCCCTGACCCCGGAGCATGGCGCCGGCTGGTGTGCCGAGGTCTACGACGACGAAGCCCATCCGCAATACATCGGTTATGGCCTGACCGTTGACGAGGCGATCACCGCCGCGCTCGCGCCCGAGGCCCAGGCGGTCGAGCGCTGCCATGAAATGCCCGGCACGTCGGGCCAGCGCCTGAACCAGTTGGCCAATCAAGGCGAGTAGTGACGCGTCACCCACCCATTGAAAAAGGAGTTTTGCCCATGGCCTATGTGGAATATGACGACCCGGCGCACGACGCCGATATGCGCGCGCTGCGCCGGGAACAGTTGCAAGCGGACATCACCCCCGAGGAAGCCGAGCAGGAAGCGGGTTGGTCGCAGCGGGACGACGACGAGGGCGACGAGCAATGAGTGTCGTGCCGGTCGTGCCGGTGAGTTTTGAGGCGGTTGCTCAGTCGGTGTTCGACGCTAATCCGTTCTTGCCGTCCTGGGCGCCGTGTTCGCCGCTCGGTCAATCGCCGCTGTGGTTGGGCGATCCGCTGTTGACAAGGGTGACGCGCTTTGTCGCGGCGCGGCCGTTCACCGGTCCCCGGGCGCTGATGCGCCGCTTTGGTGTGGGGCTGGATCGGGCGCGCTGGTTGCTGGTGGCCCTGGACGATAAGGGCGTGGTGCGCGGGCACTGGTCGCGCCTGGTAGCAGCGGGGCGCCTGGAGGGTAAGGCGGTGTATTCGCACCGCATGTACCGGGTGCAGCCATGGGCCTGGGCGGATCTGCAAGGGGGGGTGTGATGGCGACCATTACGGAAATTCGCCAGATGCTGGCCCGGGGCGAGGTCGTGAGCCTGCGCCGGCGCTACGTGGCGTCGGTGCTGGAAGGGCTGGCCAGCGATCCCTGTGGGATCGAGCAATACCGCGTGACGCCCAAGCCGGGCGGCATGAGTGAAATCGTTCTTGAGCGCAGGGGTTAGGACATGGCCACCCAAAAAACCAAAAAGCTGACCTTGGCCAGCGCCCAGGCGATGGAGGCCCGAGCGCTGCGCCTGATCGCCGAGGTGGAGCAGGTGCAGACGGTCGACGATCTGGAGGACGCCGGCAACTATGTGAAGTGGTACGTCGAAAGGATGGTCGCGGACGGCTATCACCCGATCGCCGGCGAAGGCTTCGCCTTGTACGGGCGCCGGGCGGTGGCGGCCGCCCAGGTGCGCCTCGGTCTGAGTGACGATGGCGTGGCCAAGCCCGGGGCGAATGCCCACGGCCTGAATGCCGGGCACTTCAAGTCGCGGCTGAAAAACATGATCGCGATCCTGAGCAACTACACGCCGGCCGAGTTCGCCCGCGAATGCGCGCGCCTGGCGCGCACGGCGGATCCGCGTGTGTTGCAAGAGGACGAATTCCAATGAGCGCCCTGCGCCGGCTGGTCGACCATCGGTGGGAGACGTTGCGCGCGTGGTCGCCGGCGTGTGCCGAGCTGGCCGATCGGGTGGCCCCGGCGCTCAAGCCTGAGGCCACGCCCTTGCCCCGGGGCAATCTGGAGCTGACCTTGCTCGATCATCTGGAGTCGATCGCGCACCGGTCGCCGGTGGCCCTGCTGGGCTTTGCCTACTGGCTGAATCTGATGGTGCTGTACGGGGCGTTGACCGAGGTCGAGGCCGAAACCTTCAAGGCTGAAGCGATCCCGCTGGCCGGCCCTCAGGAGGGGTTTTAATGCCGCGTTATCACGTTCGTTACCGTTGCACCTCGTCGCGCACGGATCATGTGCGGGTGATCGACACGGAATTTCCGATTGAGTACGACAGCGATATTCAGGCGGTGCAGGCGGCGCTGGCCAAGGTGTATGCCCGGCCGGTCGAGCTGCTGGACTGGCGCGAACTCAAGGGCAAGATCCGACCGCCGCTCTATCACTGCGTGCCGTGTCGGGGTGAGTGGCCGAGCGATCGGCCGTGTGAGGTGTGCGCGCGCTCGGCTCAGCCTGGGCCGTTGCCGCGTGGCCTGCCGCCGGTGGCGCCCTGACGGCGACTATCCAGCGTTACGGTAACGCGCGCGCCTTCTGGTACGCTGCCCCGGGTTGTTGGGTGGGTTTTGTCTTGAGGGGGTAAGGGTGGCTTTTTCCTATGTGGGGCCGGCGGTGCTGAAGTTCGCCCAGGCGGACGGCGCCGAGGTCGAGGCGGCGGTGAGTGTGACCTTGGGCGAAACCATGCCCGGGTTGTTTGAACTGTCGTTTCCTCACGCATTGCCGGCCGCCCTGGGCGCGAAGCGCGTGCGGGTGACCTTGCCCAGTGGCGAGGCCTTAGGCGGTGAAGTGCGGTATCTGGCGGCGTCGACGCTGACCTTTCGGGCGGCTGACCGGTCGGCTTCGCTATGAAGCGCAAAGGCTTCGACGAGGGGCAGTTGCTGGAGTTGATCGCCGGCGGTTCGGTGCGTGAGTGCAAGGTGGCGCGCCATGGCGATCGCTGGGCGGTGTATGTGCGCCTCGGTGGTCCGGCGGCGAACTGGCTGGCCGTGCGTTCCCAGCGCGAAGCGGTGCGCACCTGGGCGAGCCTGGACACGGTCGAGCGCTTCACTTCGGGGGCCGGCATCCGCTCGTTTGCCGTGGAGTCGTGACCGGTCACATGCTCGCAAAGTAGCCTCGATTACGTCGGGGCTTTTTTATGCCGGTCTATTTATTAGTTCGCTCTCTGCATCTTTCTTTAATTGACATACGGTGCGTTATCGCTACGATACGCATACGTTTTTAATATTAAAAAAGTATGCGAGGGATGGTATGACCATAGTGGTGGTGGGGAACACAAAGGGCGGTGTGGGCAAGACCACGACGGCGATCGAGCTGGCCATTGAGCGCGCCCGGGCTGGGCGGCGGGTGCTGGTGGTTGATGGCGATCGACAGGCGACGGCGCAAAAGGCGATCGCCATTCGTGATGAAGCCGGGGTATTGCCGGCGATTGCCTGCGCGACCTATTTTGACGGGCCGGTGCTGCGTTCCCAGGTGCTGACGCAAAAGGATCTTTACGACGACATCATTATTGATGCCGGCGGGCGCGACTCGACCGCCTTGCGTGCGGCGATGTCGCTGGCTGACGTGCTGCTGGTGCCTTTTGAGCCGCGTAGCTTTGAGGTATGGGCGCTGGAGGACATCGCCGCACTGGTCGATGAGGTGCGCAGCGTGCGCGACGGTTTGCGGGTGTATGCCTTTTTGAACAAAGCCGAGCCGGGCGTGCTGTCCACGGATAACCGCGACGCGGCCGAGGCTGTGGCGGACTTCCCGCAAATCGAGTACTTGCCGAAGATCCTGCGCCGGCGCAAGGCCTACTCCAATGCGGCCGGGGCTGGGTTGTCGGTCACTGAGGTGAAAGTCAAAGACCCCAAGGCGATCGCCGAGCTAAAGGCGCTTATTGCCGCTGTATTTTGATATACAATTAATCTGTTTTTAATATTGGAACAACGACCATGACCATTGTAAAGAAAGCCAAACCTGTGCCGCCGGTGAAGGACATCGACACCTTTATTCAGGCCGCGCCTGATGCGGCGACCAAGGGGCCGGGCGTGAAGAAAGGCAACAAGGTGCAAATCAGCCTGACCATCGATCCGGCGCAATTGCAGCGCGTCGACGACATGGCCAGCGAGCTGAGTATGGGGCGGGCTGGGTTGATCAACATGGCGATCAACAACATGCTGGCCAACGGGGTCAGCTTGGCGCGTCCGAAGGACTGAGGGCGGCCAGCGGCGGGAGCGGCGGAACGGGTTATTAATGCGTTAGTAACCCGAGAATAGAATTAAAAAGGCCTTGTAAGGATATTAAATCAATATCCTTACAAGGCCTTTTTTTGTGTCTGATGGTTGGGGGGGGGCGGCGGCGGAAAAAGGCGCGGGATCAGCTCGCGATGCGCAGGGCGCTGGCTATCTGAAAGCATTCGGCCAAGCGCACGCTTTCCTGATGGTCGCCCGGGCCGCTGGCGGCACGGCTGACGCTGCTGCGGGCAACGCGGGAGGCCGGTGCGGTACGGCCGCCCCGGCGGGTTTGGTTGCGGTTGCCATCGTCGACGTGTTCGGTGGCACACAGGACCGACAATAGCAGGCACAGCGCGCGCGGAATCAGCACGCCTAGGGTAAAGGCGCGGGCGATCATGTGGGGGTGGGTCTTGGCGCCGAGTTTAGCTTTGATGGTGCGTTCTAGCAGTCGGAAACCGCTGCTGTCGACGCCGAGCATGGTGCCGATGGTGTTGGGGCTTTCACCATCGGCGAGGCCGACCAGTACGCGTAACTCGGTGTCATTGAGCGCCTGACTCAGTCGCCCTATAACCTCTTCGCCTTGAATTTCCCTTTCAGCGTACATCGTGTGTTTCCTTAACCCTGTGATTGATTAGGCGGCTTTCGCGGCTTTGAGTTGGCCAGCGATGCTGGCTAGGTTTTGAAGTTCTTCGGTGAGGTCGTCGGCCATGGCGGCGATCAGGTCAAGGACGCCGTCCGTGTCGCCGGTGTCGATCGCGCGCATGGCCAGCGCACCAATGCCGGCGGCCATGGCGGCCTTGCGGTTCATGCGCGTGCACAGCAAGCGCTGGGTTTCTTCGCTGAAAATGAGGATGCCGGCACCGATGGCAAGGGCGGTGGAGGCAGGGTCGATTGCGGTTAAAAGTCCTGGGGTCATATCAGATTACTACCTTGCAAACTGTTAATTACACTTTAAGTGTAAAAGTATGGTCATTCGTGCCCCAAAGTGGGGCGTTATTCGCTTTTGGCTGGGCCTTTCAATCCGGTGCAGGCCTCTTGTGGATCCAAGGTCGCCACTATAGAGAACGGCGCGCATGATGGCAAAAGGCAATTACAGCAAGGGTTTGAACGGTGTCGCCGGTGCTGATCTGAGATTACAGGGCAGGACAAAAGCGGGAAAGTGCGGATTAACGGAATTGCTGTTTTAAACAGTTTAACTGTAAATTGTAAGCGTAGCAAAGCCCCGACGTGGGGCATTTTATTAGCGTAAATGCGTGATCATGCGGACGCGGCCGAGGATGTGCAGTTCGGCTAATTCGTCTTCGCTCAGGGTGGTGTCGGGGTAATGGTCGCGGCGCTCGGCCTGAATGACGTAGTCGCCTTTGATGGATTGGCGAATCCAGCGCAGCCACAAGCGGCCCTTGACCATGATGGCGAACACGTCGTCACGCGTAACGGCGGTTTCGCTGAGGTCGATCAAAGCCAAATCGCCTTCTTCGATGATGCCGGCCATGCTGTCGTCCGGGGCGACCACCAAGAGGATCTTTTCCTTGTCGAGGTTGATGCTTTCGAGAAAGCGCAGGCGAAAGGCCAGGGAGTTGTCGCCGAGGTTGATCAGGCCGTTCGGGGTGGGCACGGTCGATTGCACTGGAATGGCGTATTTGCGCGTTTCCGGTGAGGTGCCGTCGTCGTCGGTGAGTCCGGCCAGGTATGCCCCGGGTTTGCTGAACAGGGTGCTCAGGGCGAAGATCATTTCCAACGGCGGGACGTTGATCCCGAGTTCCCAGTTACCGTAACGCGAAGGGATGAACTTGGCCCCGGTGATTCGTGACAGCTCAGTGGCGGTTTCCGCAAAGGTCCACCCTTTTTGCGCGCGGCAAGCCTTTAAGCGGGTGGATATGGTGTCTTTGATATCAAACATGGGCGTCTCTGTAGGAATCATTCCAGGCACTGAATATACATTCAAAGTGTAAAAAACACTAAAAAGAACTTGTGTTTGGGTTTGTCGTCGTCCACGATAAACAGCATATCTGTTAAAAACGGAATTGCTGTGGAACTGAACGCCTGGATTGATAGCCTTTCGCCACTCGGTGCGTCTCAAGTCGCAGCAAATTTGCTGAACGAGAAACGCCGCACGGTCGATTCATGGCGCCGTTTTGAGAATCCACCGTCCTTTCGGGCGGCGCTCAATATCGTCGTGGTGTCGCGTGGTGTGGTCGACTTTAACGGCATCTATAACCCGTTCTGGCGCGCACTGGTCGAGGGCTCGGCCAAGTTCAAGCTGCCCGACCAAGCCTTGAGTTTCAAGGAATGAGCGCGGCCATTTTTCCCGTTGGCCTGTCAGAAATGGTGATCGGGCGCAAAGTCGAGCAACGCTTTGGCCTGCTCGGCATTGGCCGGCTGCTGAAGCTGGTCGAGCTGGTGCTTGAGCGCGCCGATGGCTCACGCACGGCCCCCTCGGCGGTTCTCGCCTGGGGCGATTTTCTCGCGGCCCTGCATTGCAATCAGGAAGACGCCGGCGAGTTCCTGAGCTACTGCGATCACGCGCGGGTACTGGATCGCGGCGACGAAGACGGCCGGCTGCGCCTGACGCTGGTCGGCGAGCTGGTCGCGCGCTTTGCCCCGGCGGATGCCCCGGCCAAGGTCAAGGGCGAGCGGCTGCTATTCAGCACCGATAAAGAGTGGGTCGAGTGGTTCAAGTCCGACCTGAACTGCCCGCCGTACCTGCTCAACGATTCCTCAACCCGTCAACTATTCCGCCGCTGGTGTGCGACTAACGTCACCGTCGACGAAGTGGAGGCCGCCACCGCGCGCGCCATAAAAGCCGGCGAGGCACCCCACCCGGCTGTCTTGCATGACCATCTGAAGGCCCTTCGCCTCGACAAACTTCGCGCGCTCACTTGAGTGCGCAGCAAGGGGAATGCTGTGTTTTTGATTGCCTTATCTGGCGGTGAAATCGCCGACCGTGAACGTATCAGTGATTGCCTTGTGACGTCCGGCAAGGCGCGCTTGGCCGGCTTTGCCATGAATCCGCCGCTGCGCCGTGGTGCCACGGTGAAGAAGCTGCCGCCGCTCGATGGCAAGGCCCGCGCGACGCGACTGGCCCAGGCCATCGACGGACTGGAAGCGCGGCCGCCCGTGGCGGGCGGGCTGGTGATCGTGCATTGCCTGACCCTGGAAGAAGCGGTGGTGGTGCGCGAAAGCGGTGGCGAGGTGTGGCACGTCTACGGGGCCAAGCCTTCGGCCCTGGTGCCGATTCGCCGCGCCGATCGCATGGTGACCCTGGGCGAAAACGGTTTCGGTCACGTCCTGGCGCCGCTTGAGGCGTTATCCGAGTACCTGCTGGCCTTGGGGCTGGCGGCGCGCCACAACACCCGGCGGCTCGCCCGTGGCTGAGCTGAGCCGGGCACTCCCGGCCTATGCCTACGGCGACCCGGCCAAGATCATCGAAGCCCGGCAGATTCGCGAAGGCGGCTGTTCGTTGTGCGAGCGCGCCGAATCGGTGTTTGGCTCGCTGGTCTGCCTCAGTAATTTGACGTTCCCGGCCTGTCGCCGCGACACCAAGAAAGGCCACAAGCTGACGCCTAAAGCCGGCGGCTAGGGGATGTAATGGCAAGGCGAGGACGTAAGCAGATGGCCGCCGGCTATGAGCTGTGGGCTCAGTGGTGCGACGCCGGCGGGGTGATCAGCGCCGGGCGCACCATGCTGGCCAAGCTGATCGACAACAAGGGCGAGATTTTCTTTGGTGGCTCGGGCGGTTCCAGTGAGCCGGCCGACAGCCTGGAGGCGGCCATTGAGTCCCTGGTGGTGGCCATGGCCGTGACCGCCCCCCTGTGTGCCGACGTGTTGCGCCTGGAGTATGACGCCGGGTGGTGGCGGGTCGCGCAGCGCCGAGGTATCGAGAATTACGACCCCCGAAGCATTGGCCAGTTTGAAAAGGCCGCCGCGTTGGGGATCAGTTTTGCCACCTATAAGCGCCGGCTGTCCGAGGCGCGCGACACTATCGAGACTCAGTTGGGGGCTCAATGACTTTTCACCCGTTGTTTGCTGGTTTCAAAGGCGAAAACCCTTACGCCGTAGGGGCTGCCCTCGGTTTTACGATTCACGTCGAGACGGCGCTGGGGTCACTGCCGGCCACGCTTAACCCGCTGCAACGGGCCAGAATGCGTGAGGGTGGCGATCTGGCCGGCTTCGGCTTTGTCGGCGGCTGGGACGCGCCCGGGGCGCATTGCCTGATGTTCGCCAAGCCCCTGACTCGTAACGCGGCGACGTGGTGGCAGACCGGGGCGCCGTGCATTGACTGCTATGGCGCGGGCTTTTGTGTGTCGGTGATGGGTGACGACATCCGCTGTCCCTGCGGTGCGCCGATCCCCTTCGCGCCCCCGAAACACCTGCCTCAAGCCGTTTAATCCCTAGCAAAAGCATTCCTTAGCGACCCCGGCGCCTTGCGCGTCAGGGCTTCGCTTTGCCTGAAGAAAGACAACGCCGCCCGCCGGCCTAGCCGTGGGCATCACCGAGGCTTGCACCATGGCAACACTTAACGTCTCCCTGTCCGACTCGGTCATTAAGCGATATGCCGACGATCCGACCGTTGATGAACTGAACGACCCGCGTCACCCGCTGCGCTTTCGTTACCGTAACGACCGCACTAAAGGCAGTTGGCACATTGTCCGGCATGACAAGGGCGACATCTGGAGAAAGGCCGCCAATTGGCCCGACGTGCCGGCCCGCCTGATGATCGACAGCGTGCCCGGGGTGCTGGCCCGCTGGCTGGCGGATCCGAAGGCGCCGGCCACCGTGGATGGCTGGGAGCGGGTGGGCCAGGTGCTGGCCTGGTACGTCGAGCGGCTGAAGGCGGACCGGGCGTTATCCAGCGAGCGCCGCGCGTCCTCGATGTCGCTGATCAACCGCCAGTTGGTGCCCGCCCTGGGCGACTTGCACCTGAACAAACTCAACCCCGACACCTTGGACCGGCACCTGATTTGGCACATGCAGGAAGAGTACAGCCTGGGCTACGTCAAATCGGCGTTGGACGTGCTCAAGGTGGTGTTTAACCGGGCATGGACCCTCAAGAAGATCACCGTTAACCCGATGGCCGGGGTGACCTTCGGTAACTTCACCAAGGCCAAGATCCGCCCCAAGGGTGCGCGTTTGCGGCATGTCGCCGTGGTCGATCTGCTGGCCGTGTGGGCCGAAACCTTCGTCACCGATCCGGCCGGGGTGGCCCTGATGGTGCTGATGCTGACCCATGCGACCCGCATCACTGAAACCCGCTTGGCCAAGTGGAAAAACATCCACCTGGACGCGGGGGAGTGGTTCGTGCCCGGTGCTGACACCAAATCCAAGCGCGACCACCTGTTACCGCTGACCCCGCAAGCCGTGGCCTTTCTGGAGCGTTACCGAGACAACCAAAAGGCCCGGGGGTATGCCGGGGCCTATCTGTTTCCGTCCACTGCGCATCCGGGCCGGCCGATGTCCCGCAGTCAGGCCTTTGCCGTGTTCACTCGTTACGGTGCCGGCGAGTGGACCAGTCACGACCTGCGCAAACTCGCGCCTTCTATATGGGCCAACCTGGGCGTCGATCCGCTGGTGGGCAAGCTGCTGCTCAACCATGCCACGACCGATCTGGAGCGCACCTACTTCCAGGCGATGGGCGAGCAGGTCAAGCGCAACGCCCTGGAGCGCTGGCACGGCTGGCTCGATGCGCAGGGTTTTGACGCGTTGCAGGACAAGACAGGAGCAAGACGCGCGGTTAAGCCCGCTGCCGTGGACCCGGCGGGCTGGCTGGTCTAGCGCCCAAAACCAAAATTAATCATATAAGAGGATTTTAAATATGAGCGACGCGGCAAAAATTACCGGGGACGGCATGAATCATGGGCGGGTTGAAATTCCGGTGCCGTGGCCTGTGACCGGTCACAACGCTGACGAAAACGCGCTGAGTCCTGAGGCCAAGCGCAAAAAGGACCAGCGCGAACGCGAAAAAGCGGCCGGGGTTGAGGTGATCGAGCTGAAACTGGGCCCGGCGGAACAGGCCTTTTTGGCTGAAGGCCGCAAGGCGCGGGGCTCTCAGGGCGTTGCCTATACCGCAACCGAGTATCTTTTGACCCTGCTGCGAAATGACAACCGACTGCTGCAAGAACAACTCGGCAAGTTAGCGGGACGATCGTGCAAAAACTGTCAAAAGCCACTGCCACGGGGCTGCGGTGGGGTTTGGGGTCGTGAGGCGCGGTGCCTTTTGGCGCGATCGGAGATCGCCCTGGAGCTGTGAGGCCCGAGCAAAAAACGCAGGGTTGACAGTATTTCGGTTTAACAGGATTAATGTTTTTTACAGGTAACGTGTTTACAGGCGTGAGCTTTTCCCCTACTCTTTGCTCCATCGTGGTGTTTTTGCGGACGCCTCGACCCTATCAGCGAACTCCCTTTTGCCCCCGGCCCTCACAGGTCGGGGGTTTTTTTATGCCCATTCCCCGGCTTTCGGGAGACAAACGAGATGCCAAACATGCCCCCAGAAAAAGACCCGACTTTCTGGGTCATTGTTGCCGCTGCACTCAAGGAACACGGCTTGGCCGGGCTGCTGGCCTTCGGTCTGAGCTATCTGCGGATCCTTTACGACGACAAAGAGCCGCGTTGGGATCGTCAGTTGATCGAGGCCGCGCTGGGCGGTGTGCTGGTGTTCCTGGTCGGTATCGGCGCCGAGAAGTTCGGCATGGGTGGCGGGCTGTCTTATGCGGTCGCCGGTGTTGTCGGTGTCCTGGGCGTCGAGCAGGTTCGCCAGCTCGGCCGCCGCTGGGCTGAGAAAAAGGCGGATTCGCTGTGAGGCGTAACCCGTTGGTGACGCTGTTGGTGGTCGTGCTGGCTTATGCCTTCACGGCCCATGTGGATTGTCGAGAGTCGGAAGCCTGTCAGGCGCCGGCCGTTACGCATAACGAGGTGATTTATGAGTGAGACAGCTTTTCGCGTTTGTACGGTTGACGAAGGCGTGATCTTGGTTGAGGCCGACACGGTGCTGTTTCGCAATGGCGGGATTCGCCTTCTGTCGAATGGTGTGTTCAAGGCTCAGTTCAAAAGCTTTGTCTATTTCACCGCGCCCGGTAGCGGCATTCAGGTGATTGAAGACCCGGCGCTTTGTCCACCGCCAACGCTTGAGCCGGTGCTGGGCGCCGTTGTGACTGCTTTTCGACCGCGCTGGAGCGCTCTTGATTGGCTGATGTTTGGTGCCCTGGTCGTCAATGCTGGGTTGATGGCTTATGACCAGTTTGTGAGGCCGCTAGGTTAAGCGGCGCGCCTTTAAGGGGGTCGCATGTTCAAGCTGGATCTGTCGTTAGACGCGGCGCCGATCACGGCGGGCATGCGGGAGCTGGAGCACAAGCATTTGCCGTTTGTGCTGATGCTGACGGCGACCCGGCTGGCCCAGCGGGTCAAGAAGGGCACCATCAAGGTGATGAAAGATCGCCTCGATCGGCCGACCCCGACCACGCTCAATAGCCTGTTCGTCAAGATGGCGACCAAGGGGAAGGCGGCCGAGGTCTATTTCAAGGATTCATGGGCGTCGGGCATCCCGGCGGATACCTACCTACAGCAAGCGGTAAGCGGCGGGCTACGGCCTCACAAGCGTTTCGAGAAAGCGCTGATTGCGCGCGGTGTGATGCAGGCCAATGAGTTCGCCGTGCCGACCGCGCCGTTCATGAACCAATACGGCAACGTCTCGCGCGGCACCATGACCAAGATCCTGTCGGGCTTGGGCGCGGCCGAGACGGGGCTCGGTTATCAGGCGAACGCCAGTGGTAGCGCCCGAAGCAAGCGCAAGGGCAATGCCCATCGCTTCTTTTCGGGTGATGTCGACGGCGCGCGTGGGGTGTGGGAGCGCAAGACGATGGCGGCGGGCGATGCAGTCCGGCCTGTCTTTGTCTTCAGTAGCTCGGCGCCGCATTACCGCACCATTTTCCCGTTCTTCAAGATCGCCGAGAACATCGTCAAGGCCGGCTATCCGGTCGAATTCGCCGATGCCTTCGCCTATGCCAAGGCGACGGCCAAGCCCTGACCGCTAGGAGGTCGAAAATGTCGAAAATACCGAAAAAAGACGACCTTTCGTGCGGTTTTCGCTTGACAGGGGCGCCCGGCAGGAAATCGAGCGGGTCCCTCTGGCCCCACCCCCCATAGGGGGTAATTCGGGCCCCGCTGCTTCGCTACATATGACCCATTTTTGAATCGAGGTTGTTGTTTCGATCATGACTACGAAGTCCATCGCCCAGCAACCCGGCTGGCTGAACAAGTCACGCATGGCGGCGAGCCTCGGAATTTCCGTTCAGGCCTTTGATAAATGGAAGGTTGAGCCGGTTCAGCGGATCGGCCGCGAGGCGTTCTATGACGCCAAATCGGTGTTGGCCAATCGTCTCCAGCATCAAGGCGCGAAAGATCAACCTGTGGACGATGACGGCAATCCTCTGGATCCGCTCATTGAGTACAAGCAGGCGCAACAGAAATTGCGCCTGACAACTGAGCAGGCCGACGCCCAGGCAATGCGAAATCAGGTCAAGGCCAAAAAGCTGGTGCCGGTCGATTTTGCCGTGTTCGCCCTGGGCAAGTTGAGCGCCATGCTCGGCTCAACCCTGGACACCGTGCACGCCAAGGTCAAACGCAAATGCCCGGATATCGAAGTGCGCCACCTTGAGGCTGTACAGCGCGAGGTCGCCATAGCGCGAAACGACGCCGTCAAGTTGGCGGACAAACTGCCGGAGTTACTTGATGAGTTCGTCGATTCCCTGGATGAGGGCGCTGATTGAAAGTGTCCGTAAAGGGCTTGAGGGGCTTTACAAAGAACCGCCGCTGACCGCGACGGAGTGGGCCGACAAACACTTTTATCTGTCGTCCGAATCCTCCTACCAAGAAGGCAAATGGACCACCGCCCCGTTTCAAGTCGCGATCCTGAACGCGATGGGCAACGACCTGATCCGTGAAGTCAACGTGCTGAAATCGGCGCGGGTCGGCTATACGAAAATGCTGGTAGCCAACATGGGCTACAAGATCCAGCACAAGAAACGCAACGTCCTGACGTGGTGCCCGACTGACGGGGACGCGGACGGCATGATGAAACGGCACATCGAAACGATGATCCGCGACGTGCCGGTGGTGAAGGCGTTGGCGCCTTGGCTGGGCATGAAACATCGAGATAACACGCTCGATGAAAAGCGTTTCGATAACGCCAAGATGCTGTGGTGTTTGGGCGGTACAGCGGCGAAGAACTACCGCGAGAAAAGCCCGGACGAAGTGATCTACGACGAGCTGTCGAAGTTTGACGCGGACATCGAGGGCGAGGGTGCCCCGACCATCTTGGGCGACAAGCGCCTGGAAGGGGCGACGTTCAAAAAGTCCATTCGCGGCTCGACCCCAACCACCATTATTCCGGCGGCTGAAGGGGAAGAAACGAGCGGCGAAGGCTGCCAGATTACCCGGGCGGCGGACGATTCCCCGCACCTGCTGCGCTTCAATATCAAGTGCCCGCACTGTGACACGGAGCAGCACTTGAAGTGGGGCGATCCCGATACGCCGTTTGGTATCAAGTGGCTGTTGAACGATCTAAAACAGGTCGACAAAGCGTGGTATGCGTGCGAGTCCGGCCACGGCTGCACGTTCGAATATCACGAAATGATTGCCGCCTCGGTGAGCGGCCGCTACATCTGCGAACGTTCCGGGATCTGGACGCGCGACGGCATGGAGTGGTTCACCAGTGCCGACAAGCCCATGCAGGCGCCGCGCTCGGTGACGTTCCATATCTGGACCGTGTATTCAGAGTTTGTGACCTGGGCGGAAGTCGTCAGCGAGTGGGTCAAGGTCAAGAAAGATCGGGGCAAGCTCAAGACGTTTATCAACACCACGTTGGGCGAGGCCTGGGAAGAAGACCAGGGCGAGCAATTGGAGTGGCAACAGCTCCAGCTCCGGCGTGAGGTCTACCCCGAGGTGCCGCCCTGGGTGGTGGCGATTTTCGGCGGTGTCGATACCCAAGACGATCGTTACGAGGGCCGTTTTTGGGGCTTCGGTGCGGGTGAGGAAGCGTGGTTAATCCACAAGTTTGTCCTGCAGGGCGATCCGGCCAGCGTCGAGCTGCGCAAGAAAGTCGGCCTTGAGCTGAAAAAGCGTTTCATCCGTGCTGACGGCACGGTCATGACGCTGGAGCGGGCTTGCTGGGACCAAGGCGGGCACTACTCGGACGAAGTGCGGGAAGAAAGCATCAAGCATGGGGTGAACTGGATTGTTCCCGTGTTTGGCGCCTCGACCTACGGCAAGCCCATTGCCACTTGGCCACGCAAGAAAACCAAGGTCAAGGGTGGCCGCATTTACCTCGTTGAGGTCGGCACGGACAACGCCAAGGAACTGATTTACAACCGCCTGACGATTCAGCCTGACGCCTCTGGCGTGCGTGTTCCGGGCTGCATTCACTTGCCCGCCAATGACGACTTGTGTGGCGAGGATGAGTTGCGGCAGCTAACCGCCGAGCGGCGCAAGTGGGTGATCGTCAAACATCGGCGGGTCCAGCGCTGGGACGCTGGCGGCCGCCGAAACGAGGCGCTCGACTGTTTGGTGTATGCCTTGGCCGCGTTGCGGATCAGTCAGGCGCGTTTTGGCCTGGATCTGGACTTGCTCGCCAAGCAATTGCCAAGCGGCGTGTGGCATGTGCCGGCCGTCGAATCTCGGCCAGCGCTTGAGGAATCACCGGATGAGCCGGACGCGTTACCCGTAACGCCCGAACTACCACCCCCACCACCACCGCCCCCATCGTCGTCGGACGAGGGCGGCGCTTGGGTCAATACAGGACAAGGCGCATGGCTGTAGCAATCACCGCTCAAGACATGGTCGAGCGTTACATGGCGGCCGAAATCGCCGTTCTCGATGGCAAAGAAACGATGTTCATGGGCCGAAAAATGGTCATGTCGGACCTCGCCGATATTCAGAAGGGCCGACTGTTTTGGGAGCGCCGAGTGGCGGCTCAGGAATCGGCGGCGCTGGGGCGCCCGGGTCATGCCTTGGCGGTGTTTCCGTGAACGTTCTCGATAAGGCGCTGGCGCCGTTTTTCCCGCACATGGTGATGGAGCGCCTGAAAGCCCGGCATGTGATTCAGGCGTTTGAGGCGGCGGAGCCCAGTCGCACGCACAAGGCCAAGCGCGAAACACGCAGCGCGAACAGGTCGCTACAGCATGCCGCCAAGTCCATGCGCGATCAGTGCCGGGCCCTGGATCAAAACCACGACATTGTCACCGGTCTGTTTGACCGGCTGGAAGAACGGGTGGTGGGCGGCCCGGGTATTTCCGTCGAGCCGATTCCGCTGGATTACACCGGCGCGGTGCATCTGGATTTTGCCGCCGAGATTAAGGGGCATTGGTCGGAGTGGTCGCTGGCCCCGGAAACCTCCGGGGAGCTGTCCCGGCCGCAAATGGAACGTTTGGTGTGCCGCACCTGGTTGCGCGATGGCGAGGCGCTGGCCCAGGAGGTGATGGGCAATGTTCCCGGTTATCAGCACCTGCACCCGGTGCCGTATTCGCTGGAGCTGCTGGAGCCGGACTATCTGCCCTGGGAGAAAAACGACGAAGCGCTGGGCATTGTCCAGGGCGTCGAGCGCAACGCGTGGCGCCGCGTGCGGGCCTTTCACCTGTTGAAACGCCACCCCGGCGATTCGCTGGGCTTTAGCCTTTCGCTGGACACCAAGCGCGTGCCGGTCGAGCAGATGATTCACGTCGCGTATCGCAAGCGCATTGGTCAGAACCGTGGCCAGCCCCTGCTGCACGCGGTGATCACCCGGCTGGCGGACATCAAGGATTACGAAGAAAGCGAGCGGGTCGCGGCGCGGATCAGTGCGGCGCTGGCCATGTACATCAAGAAGGGCGCGCCGGACGACTACGTGGCGCCGAAAGACGCGTCACAGCGCACGTTCCAGATGGCGCCGGGGATGGTGATCGACACCCTGTTACCGGGTGAAGAGGTCGGCATGATCAAAAGCGATCGGCCTAACCCCTTCCTTGAGGGCTTCCGTAACGGCCAGTTAAAGGCGGTCGCGTCGGGCACGCGGGTCGGCTACTCCAGCCTGTCGCGCAGCTATGACGGCAGTTATTCGTCACAGCGTCAGGAGTTGGTCGAGGCCCAGTTGGGTTACGACCAGTTGCAACACGACTTTATCGACTACTGGTGCCGGCGCGTTTATCGCGACTGGCTGCGCATGGCGATCATCAGCGGCGTGATCAAGGTTCCGCCCAGCGTCGACCCGCGCACCGTGTACGGCGCGATTTATCAAGGGCCGGTGATGCCGTGGATCAACCCGGTGCATGAGGCGAATGCCTGGGAAATCTTGACCAAGGCGGGCTTTGCGGATGAGGCCGAAGTGGCCCGGGCGCGTCAGCGCAACCCGCAAGAACTCAAACGCTCGCGTGAAGCGGAGATTAAAACCAACCGGGCAAAAGGGCTGGTGTTCAGCTCCGACGCCTATCACCAGTTCTATGGGAAAAATCAGACCAATGAACAAACTGCAAAAGATGCCGCTGATGCGGCCAAGGGCCTCGATCACAGCGGCGACTGAGGCCGGCGAAAGCTGGTACTCGATGCGCGCGCTGTCGGCCAACATCGGCGAGCTGCGCATTGAGGGGGAAATCGGCGCCTGGGGCATCACGGCCAAGCAATTCGCCAAAGACCTCAAGGCCCTCGGTGACGTGTCACAAATCAACATGTACGTAAATTCCCCGGGCGGTGAAGTGTTCGAGGGGATCGCCATTTACAACATGCTCAAACATCACCCGGCCAACATTGACGGGACGGTGGGGGCGCTGGCGGCGTCCATGGGCAGCGTGATCCTGATGGCGGCCAACACGGTCAACATTCCGGAAAACGCCGCGATCATGATCCACAAGCCCTGGGGGATTCAGGGCGGTGATGCCGAGGACATGCGGCGTTACGCCGAGTTACTCGATCAGGTCGAGGGCTCGCTGGTCCAGGCGTATGTCGCCAAGACCGGCAAGACCGCCGAGGAAATCCACGCCTTGCTTGATGCAGAAACGTGGATGTTCGGCAGCGAGGCGGTAGAGGCCGGTTTCGCAGACAAAATCCTTGAGCCATTAAAGGCCTTCGGGCACATCAAATCGCAACGCATGCAGGAGTTCACCAACATGCCAGAAGCTTTTAAACAACTGTTGACCCCGCGCGGCTCGGTCACTCTGCCGCCTGTAGTGGTCCCGCCGGTCAATGCACTTGCCCCGGTGAACCTGACGCCTGATCAGATTCGCGCCCAGGCCCTGGCCGATGACACCACCCGTCGCGCGGCCATCAGTGCCGCATTCAGTGCGCCCTTTGCGGCGGCTCACGCGGCCTTGAAAGACACCTGCCTCAACGACGTGAACTGCACGGTTGAGACGGCCAACGCGAAGTTGCTGGCAGCCCTGGGCACCAGCACCACCCCGACCGGTTCGCAAATCATCCACGGCCATATCTCCAACGGCAATCTGGTGGGCGACTCGGTACGTGCGTCGCTGGCCAGCCGGGTCGGTCAGTCCGAGGCGCAAAAGGACAACGCCTATAACCATATGAGCCTGCGCGAGCTGGCCCGTGCCTCGCTGCAAGATCGCGGCATTTTGGTGGCGACCCTGGCGCCCATGCAGATGGTCGGCCTGTCGTTCACTCACGACTCCAGCGACTTCGGCAACATCCTGCTGGATATCGCCGGCAAGTCGGTGTTGCAGGGCTGGGACGAAGCGCCGGAAACCTTCGACAAATGGACCAAGAAAGGCCGCCTCAGCGACTTTAAAACGGTCAAGCGGGTGGGCATGGGTGCCTTCGGCAGCCTGCGCGAAGTGCGCCCCGGTGCTGAATACAAGTACATCACCACCGGCGACCGTGGCGAAGCCATCCGCTTGGCCAGCTACGGCGAGCTGTTCGGCATCACCCGTCAGGCGATCATTAACGACGACCTCGATCAGCTCAGCACCGTGCCTTACAACATGGGGCTGGCCGCGCGTGCCACCATCGGCGATCTGGTCTATGACGTGCTGACCACCGCGCCGAAGCTGAGCGACACCAAGGCGTTGTTTGACGCGAGCCTGAAAAACCTGTTCAGCGGTGCCGGCTCGGCGATGTCGATCGAAGCGCTCAGCGCGGCCAAGACCGCGATGGCGCTGCAAAAGGCGCCGGCCGCTGAAGGCGTCAAGGGCCGCACCTTGAACATTCGCCCGGCGTTTGTGTTGGTGCCGGTCTGCCTGGAAGACAAGGCCAATCAATTGATTCGTTCGGCCTCGGTGCCGGGTGCGACCAGCAATGCCGGCATCGACAACCCGATTCGAAACTTTGCCGAAGTGATCGCCGAGCCGCGGCTGGATGATGCGTCGTCGACGGCCTGGTATCTGGCGGCCAAACAGGGCACCGACACCATCGAAGTCGCCTATCTGGACGGCGTCGAACAACCGTACATCGAGCAAACCCAAGGCTTCAGCGTCGACGGTGTGGTCAGCAAGGTGCGGATCGATGCCGGTGTGGCGCCGCTCGATCGTCGCGGCCTGAACAAATCCACCGGCGCTTAATCCGCCGTTCGCCCTCAGAGCCCCGCCAAGTGCGGGGCTTGTTGTTTTTGCACAGGAGAAATTGGCCATGGCCACGAATCACGTAGGTGAAGGTAAAACCATCAGTTTTGTAGCGCCGACCGGGGGCGCCGTAGCGGGTCAGCCGCTGGCCCTTAATGATTTGGTGGTGGTGCCGCTGTCCGGCGGCCCCAAGGGCACCCCGCTGACGGGGGTTACAGGTGGCGAGTGGCGCGTGGCGGTCGAGGGTGCGCTGAAGCAAGGCCAGAAAGTCAGCCTGTTGGCCGGTGTGCTGGTAGCGCCGGCGACGCCCGACGCGGTGCCGTTTGGCAAGTTGACCAGTGATGCGGTCGGTGGTTTCGCGTCCGCGTTGTTGGTTCAGTAATGGATGCCGGGCGCTTTCGCGCGGTGGCTGGCCGCATGGACGCCGTGTTGGTCAGTCGCTTGGGTGATGAGGTCACGCTGGCGGACGGGCGCCCGGTGTTTGGGGCCTTCGCGTCCCCCTTTGTCGGTGCCGAAATCGGCGGCGCCCGAGGGGGGTCGGTGAAGCTGGGCGCGACTATCAATGCCGACGCAGTGTTAGAGCCGACCTTTACCGCCCGGGTGGTCGACATGATCGGCGTTAAGAAGGACGACGTTCTAACTGTGCTGTTGCCGACAGAAGACGGCGGCGGCCAATACAAGGTCGTCCGCTTCAAGCCTGACGGTGCGGGCATGGTTGACGTGGTGCTGAGTGTGAACAATGAGCGAACTGACGACATTACATGAGGCCATCACCCGCACGCTGCGCGAGCGGATGCCGGCCTTGCTGCACGTCGAGGAATTCCCTGAGCTGGACGCTGATATCAAAATCCCGGCGCTGCTGTACGGCCTGACCGACTTGTCACCGGGCATCGATCGCGGGGAGGGCAGGACGGCGCTGATCGGCCGTTTTCAGTCCTGCATTCTGATCGAGGCGACGCGCGACAAGGCGTCGCTACAGGCGGCTATTCTGGCCGCTCAGGTGGCAGTGGTGCTGCATAACCAGACCTGGGGCGTGGAGTTTGTCACCGGCGTGCCGGAGAACGTGCACGCCCAGCCGGAAGCCCCGACACAGGATCTTGAGCAGTTCGTCATGTGGTCGATCCAGTGGACGCAGGCCTTTGAGGTCGGTGAGCTGGAATGGCCGTGGCCGGACGAGCCGCCGGGTTCATTGGTGATCAGCGTTGAGCCGGGTGATGACCCGGTTAAGCCGGAGGATCTGTGAGTTACGTCGAGGCCGAACATGACCGCATGATCGCGGCCATGTTGATGCCCTGCGCGGTGGTCGGGGTGGATCTGGTGGGGCCGGCGGTGCGGGTGTCGAATGGCGAGTGGACGAGCGCCTGGGTGCGCTGGCACAGCCTCGCCGCCGGTAAGGCGCGGCATTGGCGGGCGCCGAGCCTGGGCGAGCAGGGGGTGCTGTTCAACCCCAGCGGTCAGGCCGGCATGGGCACCTTTATCCCGGGGCTGTACGGAAATGCTGGCGCTCCGCCGGATAACCGCGACCATGTGGAGGTGTGGCGTTTCGATGACGGCGGTTCGCTGGTCTATGACTGGGAGGCCAAGAGCTACACGATCACCCTGCCCAGCGGTACGGTGACGATCAAGGTCGGCAGTACGGAGGTGGTCGTTACGGATAACGCCGTGACGGCCAAGGTTGGCGGCACTGAGGTGGCGCTGACGCCGAGTTCGGCCACGGTCAAATCAGCGGCCATCAAGCTGGTCGGCGCGGTGACCATCGACGGTCCGTTACACGTTACGCAGGCCGTCACCGGTGCGACCACGATCATGGCCGCCGGAGCAAGCGACAACCATCACTCGCACTAATTAGTAACCCTTCCCAGCCCGCCCCATGCGGGCTTTTTTATGCCTGGAGAAAACATGGCCAAGACCACCGAAAAGCCTGCCGTCGATCAGTCGCCGGCGGCGGATCTGCTGTTGAAGTTTCGCGACACCGTGTTCACGTCGCGCACCCTGATCATTCCCGGGACGGGCCGCACGCTGCCGGTCGCCAAGGCTTGCGTCGAGGTCTCCGCGTCCGATGAGCAGGCGGTCAGCTACCTGAAAGCCCACGAAGAATTCGAACCGCTGGAGTGAGTTAGATGATCGGAATGGACCGCCACACCGGCCAACCCATCTCCGGCATCGAGCATCTGCGCCAGTGCATTGCCGACATCTTGGGCACACGGGTGGGCAGTCGCCGGCAGCGGCCGGAGTACGGCAGCAATGTCCCCTTGTACGTTGACATGCCGGTTAACGAGGGCTGGAAAAGCTCGGTGCAAGCGGAGGCGGTCCGGGCGATCAGCCGTTGGGAATCGCGCGTCAAGCTGGAGCGCGTTCGCGCTATCTCGGTGCTGGGCGGGCAAATCAATCTGAGCATTGCCGGCGAATACCTCGGCGACCGTTTTCTGTTTGAGGTGAGCGTATGAGCATCGTGGATCTGTCGGCGCTGCCGGCGCCGGACGTGCTGGAGCCGTTGGACTTCGAAGTCACCTATGACGAAGCCCTGGGCACGTTTCGCGGCTACATGGGCGATAACTGGAGCGCGCCGCTGGAGAGTGATCCGGTGGTGAAGCTGCTGGAGGTGGGGGCCTATCTGAAGGTCGGTAACCGTGCCCGGGTCAATGACGCGGCCAAGGC